GCCCGGTCCTCCGGCTTTATCTCGCGTCCGGGATTAACTTCAATAAATCCATCGGGTCGCGCCCATTCGCGGCGAGCCGTTTCGACATTGTCCACCGCGCCCTTTTGAGCAATAAGACGACGAGAGTTCGAGATAAACAATGCCTTCGATCGGCGTTGATTAATCTCATCCTGCGGGCCTTTGAAGTTTCGCACGAATCCGTATCGATCACCATCGTGATCCACATTGGCCGAGAACATAATGAACCGATTCATCGGCCGGCGCTTCTCGTCCAGGAAGGGCGAGACGCCTTGCGCCAGAAGGATCATCGAGCAATAGAAAGCCCAGTACCATTTGTTGCGGTGCCGATACCAATGCTCTACCATGCGCAGCCGTCGCTCATTGACGTAAATCCACTTGTATTCCCGATCGGCGTGGGTCGTCAGGTCGAATCCCGTCTCGACCATCAACGTTCGTAGTTCCTCCTCTTTGTCGGGGAACATCTCGATGGCTTCTTCCAGATCGATCCATTTAGAAATTCCCATATATCGGGCATCGCTGAAATCCGGTTTGTAAGACCGCGGATCGTAGAAGAAATCATCGCCAAAAATGAAGTCCATCGCGACGTCGGGATCGGCATGGTCGCCCTCAACCAGCTTCAGCTCGATGCCGGCGATCCCCTCGATCCCCGCCTGCCGAGCACAGAAGTTGTCAATAAATTTCCACTTGTTCGCATCGCACACCGCACGAACGCATTGCGTCGCTATCTCGGCGCCGGCCGCGTTGCGCGGGTTGCGCGGGTACGCTTTCGGGTCTTGGCGCAAGCGTTGAACCAGGCCGACAATGCTATCAATCTTACGCGCGGTTTGATTGAACGTGATAACAGGCTGACGTCGAGACCGGAGGATTTTGAGATCCTCGGGTGTCCACTGGGCCGCGTGGTAGTAGTGCCTGGAGGATTTCTGTTCCTCATATTCCATCACCTTTGCGGCGAGATAATCGATGTATTGCTGACGCAGCCGCGTGACCGGCCACATGCCTTCTTCGCCGCGCTCGTCATAAACGCGCTCGCCCGACCAATCGAAATCATCCGGAGCATTGGTGCGCCACCGGCCAAGTGTGCCGGTCTGTGACAGAAACTCAGTGGGCACAGCGTTACTTCCGTTTCTCGTCTAACAAATCAGTTAGACGCCCAATTTCATCAGCCGCCCTGAATAACAAAACCGAGATATCAACTACGCGAATAGAAAGGCCCGCCTCAACTAATCGTTCCGGCGTGATAATCGGTTCATCAATCTTCCGGACACGCTTGTTAGATTCATCATTCTCCGCAAAAATCCGATCACGGTGTTCTGCCGTTAGCCAGATCATTGTCGCCCTCTCGGCCTCCGTCGAATGTAGGTCATGATCGCGTCGCGCGTGGACTTGCCGACGAAGTCCGTGCGCAACCATCGCTCTTGCCGCCGCCCGCGCCAAACTTCCAATTCCTCGCGCGCCGCGTCGATATTCTTATAACCCTGCTCAATCATCTTACCGACGATGACAACCCCAAATTCGTGAATCAGTGCACGCCAGGCTGGCGTCACGCGAGGGTCATTATCCATTCGGCGCATTATTAGAACGGCGTTCGGATCGCCGATGTAAGGATCAGACACGGCACGATTCTAAGAAGTCAGCAAACTTTTTCAGGGCTTCGCCTTCCAGAGCCGGAAGGCTTTTGGAAATACGCCGCAATAAGGAGGCTCGCCCCATCGCTTCGTCACCCCGAATGAAAATTCCGGGCCAGTCGTCGCCAAATTGCATGACACCGGATTCGACTCGCGGGTGAACGGCAGGCTTGCGCTTAATTTCAGGCATGTCCAGCGACCGGGCCATCAATCAACGCGCCTTCCGACGACCTGGCGTCCAGCAGACAGCTCGCCGCGTCCGTAACGTCGGTCGTGACCATCACCCGGCCGTCATCCATGATGTGCGCCGGGATCGGCAAATCGTAGAAGCGCCCGTCAACCTCATGCCGCAGAATGATGTGGAAGGGTTTCACGTGTAGATCTCCAAACCCAGCAAGCTCGCCGATCCTAGCGCAATACGCTGCAGTGCGGCATCGTGAAACTCGTGAGGATATGCCGTGAAACTAGTGTTAGCCATCGCTAAACTGTGGATGGTCGGCAGAGGCCCGGCAAATAGATCATTCAGCTGTACCTGAAACACCACCGCGTTGTAAACCCGATCCGGCATTCGAGGATCGAGCGCAACGGGGCCGAGGGGCTTCATGGCGCAGCCCAAAACCATAGCGGCGACTTATGCGTAAGCCATAGCCATGCCGGGCCGATTCCGTACGGTTGATTAGGCCATCGAGCAACCGCAGGGACATGCGTTATTCGTCCGTGACGCTCTAATAGCTCACCACCGCCCATTTTCCCGCCGTGGACGCTGTCCACCGGCCCGAACGTGACGTTGAGCTGATCGCCCACGAAATCAACCGCTAGCACCGAGGCCATGATCAGAGGGTCAGCCATGACGCGCCTTTTGCGCCTGGGCCCCCTGATCATAGCCCATGAAATAGGCGAGGATCGCGACCGCGCATCCATAACCGACCACGAACAGAAAGAGGCCCCAATCTATCCCGCTAGCCATGGCTGTGCGTCCGCCTCGTCCACATCATCAACCCACCGATTGGTCAGCATCGTGGCCGGCTGGTCGGCCCACCGCCTGGCCGCCGCGACAATCTCCGACACCTCTGCCTCGTTGTACGGCATCCCGGCCCGCTGCGTAATCCCGCGGCGCGAGCCCTGGCAGAACACCAGACCGTGCATCACCTTACCCTCGGGTAGGTCGTAGCGATCAACCATCACCGACACGCCGCGGAGGTCCGCGTTGACCTTGGCCTGCAAGTCGAGGTCGTCAAGGCTTTGGTAGGTGCTCATTTGTACACCTAGCTCCCAAATTGCCGTACTGGCCCGGTGGCGATGTGAACTATGGGTACATCTTGAGCTCAAAATCACAGCGTCATAAAGCTCGGTTGCCCGCGCTCCACGATTTCCTCGCTGCTGGTGTGGTAGCCGTCGCGGATCTCGATGGGCTCGACCACTGGAACGCGGCCGACGATGACCTTATCCAAAAGCTGCCCCACAAGCCCCAGAGCATCAACGATATCGTCATGCTTTCCAGCAGGAAAGGATAGCATCTCGGATCTAGCATCTGCCCACCATGGCGCTTGTATCGGCACGTAAATGCCCAAGCTTGCCATCCGGCCGCGGATCGATTGCGCCCGCACGCCCTTGTCGCCGCGGACCGGGAACTGTTCCCTGGCCGTGAAGGCTTTGCGCTCGATCGCACGAGCCTCTAGGAACGGCCCGACGCCGGAAGTGATTTGAACCAATTCTTCCGCCCAGAATTGCGGTCTCCATTCCCTCACCAGGTCGCACCAGGACTCGACCCACTCGTTCGAGGCGGCTTGCTTGCGCCACAGGTCGAGCCAATAAAGCCTACCCTCGGGATCAATCCCGATCACGACATGCACGGTGTAATCGCCACCGCTTGCCGTAACCGCATAATCCGAAGCACCGTAAATGCTCAGATGCTCCTTGGGCGGCGCGTCCACATAAGGCCGGAACCACTCATCCTTGAAATAGTTCCCTTCTTCCGGCGCCGGTCGCTGCTGGTAGAGCGCGGACCAATTGCGCGGCAGCTGCGTCGCCTTTTCACGCCGCAGGAAGTCACCGTAGCCGTAGGCGTCATCCCACAGCCATTCGCCAGGTTCACGGCCGAGCAAATCGCCGGGTTCAGCCTCGGCAGGAAGCGAAATCACTTCCCACCGATCGCCGCCGCGCGCCATTTCTTCGAGTACGCGGCCGGCAAGGTCATCCTCGTGCCACCGGGTCTGAATCAGAACAATCCCGCCGCCAGGCTTTAGCCGGGTGCTCAGATCGGACTTGTACCAATCCCATATCCGCTCGCGGACCAGCTCGCTATCGGCATCCTCACGAGACCGGATCGGGTCGTCAATGACCGCCAGCTTGGCCCGGAAGCCCGCTATGCCGACACCCACGCCGGCCGCGTAATACTCGCCGCCGCTCGCCAGCGCCCATCTGCCGGCCGCCTGGCTATCCTGTGACAGCGAGATCCCAAGCGTAGGCCCATGCTGCACGATCAGGTTGCGGACCTTGCGGCCCCATTTCTCGGCCAGCTCAGTAGTATGGCTCGCCGCTATGATCGCCTGATCCTTGGCCGTGGCCAAATAGAAGGCCGGAAATAAAATCGAACTGTACGTGCTCTTAGCCGATCCAGGCGGCATGAAGATTGCCAGCCGATCATTCTCGCCCCGCGCGACCCGCTCAAGTCCGTCGATCAACAGCCGATGATGCGGCGCCGGTTCATAGCCGCAGAACCGCGCCCACTCAGTTAAGCTGCGACGTATCGCGCGACGTTTCAGAAGGATGCGAGCCGCCGTTTCTGGCGAGATAGACGGCAAGTTCTGCGTCTGAAATTGTTTCCGGATCGACACGGTTTATCGTAGCCTCGATTGCCTGGACGGCCTTTCCATAGCCGCGGTCGAGAAGTGAATTAGCGGCAGTCGCGCGGGCGGCCGCCGCAGCCCTCTTGTCCCGCATGATTGATACAAGCGTATTGATCGCATCAGGGCAATGAGAGCGGGCTAAGTTCTGAATATCCTTGACGACTTTCGGACGCCCAGAAGGATTTCCCGATTGCCCAGGCTTGAAAGTCATTGTACCAAGCCCTGATGTGACTTGTTAGCAACACTTTCCTCAAAGCACACAACTAACCGCTGAAATTGTAGCGTAATGCCCAAAAGATTGTCGGCCGCCTTCGCCAAGCTTTCCGCTGATACTTCAAACACATAGTCAGGAGGAAGCTTTTTGAAGCTATCCGAATATGCCTGAAACTCGGGAATTAGCTCATCGAGTTGACGCTTGACCTTCTCAATTTCACCAATATGGGATGCCATTGCGAGCCTATCGCATAAATCGGTCATCTACTTGACGCCTGTTCCATTCCGTCACGGACGCGATCATGCGCCTTGTCGGAAATTAATCCCCGGGCGCGAGCTTTGCTGACCTTTGAGTGTTTGGCCTTGCGCTGATCGGCCTTGTTAAATTCCTTGGCGACCTTGACCGGGATTCTGGCGATTTTCGGATTGTCCGGTTTCCAGCCGTGGGCCACGGCCGCCATGGTTCGTGCTTGAGCTGGACTAGTGCTTGGCATGGTCACGTTGCTCGTTGGGGTTTGCGAGAGGCTTCCGGCCCGCATGGTGGACGCAGCCTCGATCCGCTCGTCATCCTGCGGGACGTCCTCACCGCGCATGTCGTAGCGCCTGGGTCTCGGATTGACGCGGCCCTCTGGCGGGCTCTGCGGCGGCTGGCCGGTCTGATTGCGCTGTAACAATGGCAGGTCGATGTGGTTCGAGGGGATCGCACCGCGGATCATGGCGACCTTTCCCACAAATCCAGCCTAGGACGCGATCGCGCCCACCCGTCATCGCCTTCCGACTGGCCGCGCGGCAGGACAACATAGGTCCGCCACGGACGCCAATCCCACGGCATGGAACCGCATTGGCCGATGACCGGCTGATTCGGATGCCAGAATCCAATAATTGGCCAATCGATCATCGGGAGGCCAGATAAAGGATTTCAGCGATCAACTGCACATCACTTCTGCCCAACCATGGCCACAAGCCGCGCACGGTTGATTCAAAATGGTTGCGAGTCAAGAATTGATCGCGAGCATCACTGACAGGAGCATCATAATCAAGATGCGCACCCATTTCCTTAGCCGAACGACGATAGCTCTCAATATCGATTTTCATGCGTGCATTGCTTCCATTTCGCGGCGGGCCCGCACAAGTTCCATAGTTGCAGTATATTCATCATTCCACTTCTTGGACCCAGCGTAATTGTAGGAGTAAAATCGCTTGCCGCCAACTTTAGTGAAGTCGTGAATATACAACTTTTGGGGCTTCCAAATGACTCGCCCGATCTTGCAATGCCGATAGCGAACCATGGCTGTGATGATTTCTTGGTCTGTCATCATCGAAACGCCTGGGCCAGAAGCTTCAACGCTGTGGACAACGCACCAGTCTTGCCATCCGGGTCAGCCTCCCAGGCCCGCACGACGTTGGTAGCCGCCCATTCAATCCGAATTGCCCGCTGGCCTGCTTCGCTCTGGACCATTGCGTCCTCGTCCCCTGCCTTGAGCTCGGCGAGCCATGCCGCCGTTTCCTGGGCGTCGCCAGCTTCGATATAGCCGCCCTTAACTGATCCATCGTCAGTTTCGGCAATTTTCGCTGCTGCTTCTGCGCTGACGTGCATCACCCGCCCTCTGCCGGCTTGCCGACCGGGCCGCCGTAGTATTTGCCGACGCCAACGCCGCCCGTGCGACGCACCGGGCCTTTCATCTTGACGTTGCCAGTCTTGTTGCCGGGCCCGCCCTGCTCATAGCCGCCAGACGGAAACAGCGGGCCCTGTTCGCGGTTGATGTGGGCACTGGTGGGCTGGCCGCGCCGTTGCTTTCCGCCCTTGCGCGCCGTCGGGCCAAAAGCGACCGCGCTGGAGAGCCGCTGATTCTGATTGATGGCCTCTCGACTGGCAACGCCAGTGTGCCCCTTGTCGCGCGTGCCAGCTTCGTCCTTTTTGGACGAATTGAATTTTGCCATCTTGGTCGGGACACCGTTCTTGGTCTGCGCCAGGACCGAGTTGTAGGCGCGGGTCGAGACGGCACCCGACCGCATCATGTCACTCGCTGATCGAGTCATTTTCCGTTGCCTTTCCCTTTTCTCGGCTGGTGGCAGTCACAGACCCTGTCTATGCGAACGAGACCGCTGACTAGATCGCAATGCCGCAGATCACCCTTGTCGCCGGCATAGTTCCCAAACATCGCACAGGTTCGGCATTCCTTCGACCCGATGCCATAGGCGACGTCGATCTTGCTTTTCTTGAATGCGTCCTCGACCCCATGCCGTCTGAAGTCCGAAATGATTTGCTTGTCCCGCGCCGTCGGCTCGTCCAGGTAGGGCCCGCACCACAGTTCCGGGGGAGGATGCCGCACAGGACGGGCCTGGGCCCGCTTGAGAGCCTCGCTGATGCATTTTTCGTAAAAATCCGGGTCCACCCCAAGCTGGCGGACAAAACGGTCCTCCTTGGCCTCCGCAAACTCATGGGCGGCCTGGTAGCGATCGACCGGATTATCCCCGACATCAACCGCCCATTCGGTGTGCTCGTGCTCGACCCAGGCTTGGATGATCTGATCTGCCGTCATCCCCTTGACAGCGACTTCGCCAGACTTGACCTCGCGATACAGCTCGCGGTCGATGTAGACCTCGGAACCATCGACGCTCGACCCGCCGCCATACGGCACGTCGTAGGATGTCACGACCCTGACCGGCTTGGCGTAGAGCTGCGGCGTGTTGCCTTCGCCAAGAACCTTGTACAGGTCGGCATCGGACTTGAGTTCGGTCGTGATCCGATTGCCAGTGGACATGCGACCTCGAAGGGGAATTGGCACGGCGGATAATAGCGCCGCGCTACCACCACGCCGTGCCATCGCCGGACGGGAGAACCTGCCGGACGAAACAGTGTTTTTTTGCGAGTTTGATTGCTAAAAATGGGCTGCGGGACGAATTTTCCACGCCAGCATTTCGCCACATATAGCGATTTGCGGCCCGTGTCAACACTAGGATTTGCGAATAATAGCAAGACGCAGTCCCGGATTTCTCTTGCGCCAATCTATTTCTTCGCCAATGCGAAAAGCTTCCCGACTAAATCGAGCCCACGCCATTGAACCGTCAATAATCAAGGGATTTCCGCTCATGTCACGCGGAGCGTTTCGAGCCTTTTCCAACGCAGCCCCGTATGCGCTCGCAAGCTCATCGTCCGTTGCCTCCGCAAAGTTTTCCAAGTTTATCGGTCGATTCATCGCTTGAACGCCCTGGCGAGCGCATTGAGCCCGATCCGCAGGCTTCCGAAGTCACCCGGCGTCATCAGGGCCATGGGCGAGTTTTCCACACAAACCAGGTAGCAAACCCTGCGGACCTCGGTAGGCTGCGGCGTGTCGTCGATCGCACACCAGCCGACCCGGAACCGGTCCCGCGTCTCGGCAATCCGCTCGTCCGCCGGGTCAGGCGTGCACGATCGGCCACCCGGTCCGTCGAGCAGAATCGCGCGCACGCCTGGCGGTGGATTGGTCACGATCGCCTGGTAGGCCCGCACGACCCGGCCCCATTCCTCGCCGGCCGCATACTGGATCTCGGTGATCGACGACGGATCTGAGGGATCGGCGCGGCCGCGAAGCAACAGCCGACCGAGAGTGAATCCGGCGAGTGCGTCGAAAGCATTCTCCGCGCCGACCTCCCTGGTTCGTTGGGTCAGAACCACCGCCATGACCTGATCGGGCCGTTCGCCGCGGGATTTGCCGTTGGTGTCGCGGAGAATGTTTTGTTTGCGTGGGCGCGCCATCACTCGGCCGCCTTTTCTGGCGCTTTGTAGTGCTCGCGCAGTTCGTTCTCAGTCGGCGTTTTCCACATCTTTGCGGCTACCTGACCGACGGTTTGCATGGCCTTTCCCCGAGACCAGGCCGCCCGGCCGGCGATCACGTCGTCCACGTAAGCCTGCAGGCCGGCGCCGTGCTTGGCCGCGGCCTGGCAGACGTCGATCGCATCCCACCCGCCAGGAATGGCCGTCAGGCCGTATTCCTCCATCAGACCAGATCGCGTCGCGCGCCCGGCAATCTTCTCGGGGAACGGGTCTCCGGGCTTGCCGCCGATCGGATATGCCCGTCTCGGCTTTTCGATCGTCTCGGTGGATTTGGTCAGCCGTTCGAGGCTGGCTTTCTCCCGCTCGCACCATTCGACAAGCTCGGCGATTGAGAGGAATTTGCACTCTCGCGCAATCCCCTTGACCGGGTTGGCGCATTTCAGCGCAACCTGCCGGGGATACTCGGTCAGAAGCGCCGCAACGGCGCCGATGAATCCGGCCGGGCTAGTCGATTTCACATGCGGAAAAGCCGCAAGCAATTGGCTAGTGGCCGCGATCGCTTCCGCCGAAGTCAAACGATCCTCCAGTGCCTTGCGCAGACTCCCGCTGCCGCATTTCTGCGGCCATTGCTGCTGCGATCGAGCTAAGGTCTTGCCCGCCGTGTCCATTCGCATAGCCCTTTCCGTGGACGATTGCTGAGATATAAGCGATTGGTTCTGCTACGTTTTGGTCGCGCGCAAACTGGATTGCCGCGAGTAACCCCACCGGGTCGCTTTTGGCTTTAAGCCATTGGCCGATAAGGGAACCTGTTCGTTTTTCTTCAACCCCGAAGCTAACCAGGATGGTTTTTCCAAAACGGAATAGTCGAGCACGGGGGTCTTCGCCGACCACGTCGGCGGTATCTCCCCTTGGAGATACCGAATCTTTCTTAGGTGAAGGTGACGCGCCCGCGCATGTACGCGCGTGTGTATGCATTTGCTCTGCATTTGCAGGTGCATTTGCATCAGCTTTTGCACTGCTTTTGCTATGCTTTTGTAGTGCAGCCCTACGACGCTTATCGCTGATTTCGTTTGACTTTTGAAGTTCCATATCGATGCGTTTGTGTTTCCATCCGTCATGAAAAAATTTTTGAATAGTCGAGCAATTTTTATTCCAACTAAACAAAGATAGCTTTGCAATTCTTGCAAGCGCAGCCGGGTCGTCCGGCAGGCTTCCGGTCTGCCAATAGTGCATGATGAGGTGCAGATAGGCCCCGCTTTGCGTCGCATTCAGATGGGCGGTGTCGGCGAGATAGTCCGGCACGTGAAGCGGCATCCAGGGAAGACTCATGGCTTAAGCCCCAATCGCAAGACGATCTCGTCAATATCGCGGTGCAGTGCGGTGTCCGTTTCGAGCCGCTCGGAGATGCTGCGGACCCCGTGCAGGACCGTGGTGTGATCCTTGCCGCCGAGTAGCCGGCCTATCTCGGGAAGGCTGCGCGTGGTGTGTGTGCGAGCCAGGAACATGACCACCCGGCGCGGCCGGACGACCCTGGCGGTGCGCCGTGGCGACACCAGGTCGATCATGGTCACGTGGAAGTGGTCGCACACCGCGCGGGCAATGTCGCGGACGGTGAGAACCCGTTCGGCGGTATCTATTAGCGGCTGCTCGCCATGTGGAACGATGTGGACGACGGTGGATAACTTCTTCTGGAAGATGCCGGCACGCTGCCTAGCCCTGAGTTTGTCGATCTTGCGCAACTTGAATTGCTGCAGCCGGCGACGCTCGCGAATCTCGCGCGGCGATCTAACCTCCAACTCGGAGGAGTGAAACCCGTTTTCCGGCGACACCAAGCGCAAGCGTCGTTCCCGCGCCGCGCGCGCCATTTCTCCCGCTATTGTCATTCGTCATTATCCCAATCGCCGGCTTCTTCTCGGTCGCGATACTCCTTCAGCGATTGCTCGGCATCTTTAAGCAGGTCGATCAGGTGCTTTGCCTCGACCTCGCGCGGCACGGCGCCAGATCGGACCAAATGATGTGGCGTGACCTTATTGCCGAGAATGCGCAAAGCTTCGATCTGCATTGATAGCGGTCTCATGCCGCCCTCCAGGTTTGTGTTTCCCCAAACAATCCATCATTATTGGGAGCAAGGAGACCGCTTGCGATTGCGCGTTCTGCCGTCTTGACCGAGCACGGCCTATTTGTTGGTTCAAAGAAATATGCAATGGTCCAGCCGCGATCGTTACGCGCCATCGTCTTGCACAGCGTTTCGCCCTTGCGCAGCCGATCAACAATTTTTGCGAGCCGCCTGGAAGCCCTGCTTGCTCTCATTTTGCTTTCTCCCAAAAGAGGTCGATCAAGTAAGCCGACAACATCCGCACTAGGATGAATGGGGTTGAGAAAAGGAATAGAAATAGGCGGATCATTTCAGTGGTTAACCGATAGGTTTGATGGTCACGCGGCAACCGAATGGGGCATAACCCCATGAAACCGTTAGCCGGCGGAGGTTTTTCTTTGCGTCGTTCTTTATGAGACGGACACGCCGAAGGTAATCGATCAAAACCTTTAGGCCGTTATCCAGATCGATCCGGGCTTGGTCGGTAAAGACGATCTCTAGCTCAAATATCTCAATAGGCTTTTGCCATTTAAGCTTAGCGGCCAGCAGAACGCCGTCGCAATTTTGGTTCCACGTCCGGAGCCCGACGATAGGCGGCCGACGCCGGACTGTGCGATTGACGCTAGGTGGCGTCGGCAGGTCGATGGTGATGGAGGATGCCGGGGTGGCCGACACACGACCAGCCACCCCGGCCAGGCCCGCCGCAGGGGGGTTAGGGGAGGACGCGGGCGGGCTGTTGTTAACCATGCAACTTGTCATCCGTTGACGAGGCTAAGCATTATCACCTAGCGTGATGCTGTAGTCGTATACCGCTGTATTGCGTGAGAGGTATGCTAATCTTCGCGCGGGTGGGCGTTGACGTGGGAGTGCGGCATGGGATCGGTCATCCGATTCCGGGGACGTCATCGCGCACATCCAGCGTTGCTGCTGTGCATATCGGCGAGCCGCTCCAATGTGATCGATTTCACACCCGCTGCCTTGGCCAGGCGCACAAAGCCGGCCCAGCGCTCAGCCGGCAAGCGACCGCGCAACTTCCACATCGAGACGACCGGCTGCGCGATACCCAAGGCGTCGGCAACCTTGGAGGGCCCGCCCAACTCATCGATCATTTGGCCGATTGACATGGGAGCGAAGATTATCACCGCGCGTGATAAAGTCAAGTATCACAAATTGGCCGGTGACTCCACAACCCGATCGGCGACACATGACAACATGGTCCGCCGCCCCCTTGAGATCGCCTACCGTCTCCTTAAGTCGCGCGAAGCATTGGGGAAAACACAGACCGAGTTGGCCCGCGAGCTGCATATTGCCCAAAATCGGTGGTCTCAATACGAGACCGGCCGGCGCATAATCACCGTGGACATTGCGATCCTGCTAGCCGACATTTACGGCATCGGCCTGGATTGGGTCTATCGCGGCGACCCGAACGACCTGCCGGCCGAGCTGCGGTCGAAAGTCATGCGCTCGATCCGCGACGACCAAGGCAAAACAGCCTGAATTTACAAGACCGAAGGCATACACGTCACAGCCTGTGATTTTTTTGCTTGACACCATCACGCAGCGTGATAGGGTAGCTTCCGTCAATCACGGGAGCAGCCATGAACACCATCGACATGCTGAACGACCTGGGTCGAGTGCTCGCCGGTTCGCCGAGCGCTCACCCGGTCAGGATCGCCGCGCTCACAGCCGCCCGCCGGCTGCTGTCATTCCAGCCGGCCAAGATCGTCGGCGAGCCCGACGTCAAGGATGCCCTTAATCTGGTCGATGACCTGAACGCCCTGTGTGCGATCATCGATCCGCTGATCGCCGCGGTCGGCGAGTATGTGGCGTCGAATATCCCCGGCATCGATCAATCCCTGTTCCATGACCAATTGCTGGGCGCCCTGCAGGGGAACGCCACGCACGCGATCGAAAGCGCGGCCCGCGATTATGTCGCAGACTTCCCGCGCCACGCTGCCGAGAGGCGCGCAGAGTTTAACCGATAGGGGGGGCACAATGGAAATCGAAAAGCGCCAGTCCAAGCTTCATAAGAACCTGGAAGATATCGAGCGCTGGCAGCGCAAGCTATTCCGTGCATCCAACGAACTGCAAAAGCTTGTTGCCCAACGTAAGCGTTTACTCGGTCCCAAGCGACCCACCGAAATCAAATACCGTCGCTTGGAGGACATTCCGCGCATGGCCGGTGGTGGGTCCGAGTTCAGCGACGACATACCAATCTGATCGCGGTCGATGCCGGTAACGCCGGCATCAGCAGCGACCACTCGCCACAACGGAAGGACACCACCATGACGAACCATATCAGAACGGTCGATCTCCCTTGGCGTGACCCGCGTATTGGACGCCGCAGCATTGCGACATTTCATGTTGTGACCATGTGCGGCGCCCCGGTAACCGAGACCGACCTTACCCTTGCCGACGCCCGCAAGGCACTACGCACAAAAAGCTGGCCAGTATGCCCTGAGTGTGCAGCTTTCCTGAAAAATCCCTAGAGCAAGCCCGATCCGAGTTTGACCGCCTGGATGACAACCAATGACCCAGGAAATCGCCCAGGCTCGCCGCGCGCTCGGCCGGCAGCTCGCCGAGCTAGAGAAATGGATTCGTGAGAACGGAGCACCGCAATGACCACAATCCGCATTCTTATCGACGGTCGGGAACGTTTCAGGCAACAAGTTATCGATACCGAGCGAGCGCTTGAAGTCATCCGCAAGTTGCTTAATACGGAGACAGGCCGCGTGGCCCTCATATCCGAAACCGACAACGTGACCCGCTTATGGCCACTGAAGGCCGCATAGGTGAAGCAATGAGCCCCATCGCATACCCGATCAATCCCAGCCAATCTCTCTTGGCGGCAGCAAGAGACAGCATCCCTTCCGAGGCCACCGCCATCCTCGGCATGATCGAGCGAGCCGCCCGTGATCCGGCCGTCGATATCGACAAGATGGAAAGACTGCTAGAGCGGCGCGAGCGCATCCTGGCGCGTGAGGCCGAGACGGCCTTTGACACCGCCATGGCAGAAGCGCAGACCGAAATGCGCCCGGTTGCCCAGGACAGCGATAATCCACAGACCCGGAGCAAATACGCTTCCTACGTGGCCCTAGACGCGGCTGTGAGGCCAATCTATGTGAAGCACGGATTTTCGCTGAGCTTCAACACGGCCGAGGGAGCACCAGATCTGCACGTGCGCGTGACGTGCCGTGTGGCCCGCGGCGGAGCCCATCGCAACTATCACCTAGACATGCCAGCCGATGGCAAGGGCGCCAAGGGCGGCGACGTGATGACCCGCACGCACGCGACCGGGTCGGCAATTACCTACGGCCGCCGGTATCTTCTGAGCATGATTTTCAACGTCGCGGTCGGTGAGCGCGACGATGACGGGAATGCCGCCGGCGGGAACGGTGCCGTCATCAATGCCGAACAGCTCAAAACCATCCAATCACTGATCGTCGAGACCGGATCGGATATCGGCAAATTCTGCAAGTACATGAAGGTGGCCGAGCTGCCGGCCATTCCCGCAGCGCGCTTTCAGAATGCGCTCGACGCCCTGAATGCAAAGAAGTGAAAAGGCCAATGAAAATGGCTGGCGTACCGCAAGCAGACACAATCGTTATTGGCTTCTGCAATGATCCAAAATGCGGACCCCATATCGTTCTGCAGACTAAACAGAAATCCCCGATCGCGCAGGCAATTCTGAGCAAGGAACAAGCCTTGCATCTTATTAAGGGCCTGCAGAATTGGCTATACGAAAAGGCGGCATCACATGACTGAGCAGGGAACCGATGCCTGGCGTCAACAGCGAGTTGGTCACGTCACGGCGTCGCGCATTGCCGACGTCATCGCCAAGACAAAATCCGGCCCGAGTGCATCGCGCGCGAACTATATGGCCGCCCTGATCGCTGAGCGCCTGACCGGAATCCCGCAGGACAACTACGTGAACGGCGCGATGCAGCATGGCATCGATACCGAGCCCGAGGCCCGCGCGGCCTACGAGTTTCGGACTGATACCGAGGTCGAGTCTTGCGGATTCATCCTGCACCCTACCATTGCAATGACCGGAGCCTCGCCGGATGGCCTGGTGGGCCAGAATGGCCTGGTCGAAATCAAGTGCCCGCTGACCGCGACCCACCTTGAAACCATGCTGACCGGCAGCGTCGCCGGAAAGTATGACGCACAGATGCAATGGCAGATGGCGTGCACCGAGCGCCAGTGGTGCGATTTCGTCTCCTACGATCCGCGCCTGCCCGAGACCATGCGCCTGTACGTGCATCGCGTGAAGCGCGACAACGCTGCGATCATGGCCCTACAGACTGAAGTCATGGTGTTCCTGGCCGAGCTTGATCGGAGGATGGCCGAGTTGACCCAGCGATTCGTCAAGCTCCCGGCGGTGACGCCATGACCAAAGACAAACCATTCATCGTCGCGTCAGAGAAAGCATTCGGGGCGCTCCCGCGATGGCTCAAAGAACGAGGCTGCAATACCTACAACTACAATGATGAGAAGCACATTCAGGTAGGATTTGACGCGAAGCCCAACAGCGATTGGGGAAGATATACCAACTGTGGATATATCGTCGTGACGAAGCCAGAATTATTCGAGGCAACGTGCAAGGCAATCGAGCAGGCTTACGGGTGGCCGCCATGAACGCACCGCGCGCCAACGTCGAATGGTCGGAGCAGTTTAGATTGGCCGCGAAAAGTTGGGTGGCCAAGGAGGCTGCGGCTTCAATGCTTGAAGAATCGAAAAGTTCTGTCCTGTCACAACACATGATGAAGTTGGCCGACCTGCCAGTGTCCCGCGCCGAAATGCAGGTAAAGGCTTCCGAGGAATGGCGAGACTTTATCGCAAGCATGGTCAAAGCGCGGGAAGAGGCAAACTTCGCCAAGGTGCGATGCGAGTTTATCAGGATGCGTTTTGGCGAATGGCAGTCTCGCGAAGCGACAAAGAGAGCTGAGATGAAATTATGAACTATATGACAAAATTCTTTACTTCGTTTTCGGTCGATCCTGATACTAAATGTTGGGAGTGGGATGCACTTACCCATCGTCAGGGATATGGATGGCTGCATTTTCAAGGCAAATATCATTTGGCGCATCGCGTAGCTTGGTTCATTTTCTGGGGCCGAATGCCACAGCCCAAAGAAGCCGTCTGTCACAAATGCGACAATCCAAAATGCGTCAACCCAGACCACCTTTTTGTCGGAACGCAAAAGGATAATGTAGCCGATTGCATAGCCAAAGGACGGGCAAGGAAGGGACACCCGATAGGATCGAAAAACCCGCGGGCAATATTTACCGAGGAACAGGTCAGAAATATTTTGCGAGATACCCGCAAGCAAAGAGACATTGCCCGCGAACATGGATGTGCGGAATCCACTATCAGTATGATTAAGCGCGGAAACAATTGGCCGCAATTGTTTGCTGAGCAGAACACATGACCCGCCGCCGCATATCGCCCACCGAGCGCGCTCGCATATTCGAGCGCGAAGAAGGCTTCTGTCATCTGTGCGATGGGAAAATACACGTCGGCCAAGCCTGGGAGATATCACATGCGATCCCGCTTGAACTGGGCGGACCTGATGAGGGAACCAATCTACGTATCGCACACCGAGTCTGCCATCGCGCGCAGACCTCAACCAAGGATGTGCCGGCGATTGCCCGCGCCAAGCGACGGCAGCGAGCGCATATCGGAATCAGGAAGTCTCGACGTCCGTGGCCCTGTGGCCGAGGATCGAAATGGAAGCGCAAGATCAGCGGGGAGGTCGTGAGGCGATGAATACCGAGATAAAGTCCAAATGGATAAAGGCTCTCCGGAGTGGCGCATATACACAGGCAGTTGGTGAACTTCGTAATACTAATAAAGAGGGGTCATTCTGTTGCCTTGGTGTTCTTGTCGACATCCTTGAACCAAATAAGTGGAAAGATAAAGAGCATCAATTTAGTCATTGCGGTCTTCTAAGCGAGGATTTTTGCCGAGAAATATCACTGAGCAACCATTTAATGAGTCATTTAGCAGAAATGAATGACGATGGAGTTTCGTTCGCCAATATTGCCGATTTAATAGAGAGCGAAGCATGACCGCCCTTATCATCATCGGCCTGATTGTCATCGCCCTCGTTATCGTAGGGTTCAGACT